GGATTCTAACTATGATCGGTATTTAATGAATGGAGTTTGTCTAATGTCCCAGGGCAGTACAGGATTTGGATACCGATCATGGCTATAACAAATGGATATGCAACATTAACTCAAATTAAAAATTACATGTCTATATCAGATAATACTGACAATGACCTGTTAGAAGATTTGATTGAATCAGCATCAAGGTCAATTGACCGAATGGCTAACCGTAGATTTTATTTAGATGCCACCGCATCCGCACGGCTTTACCGTGCGTACTCAGATATTTTTGTTTATGTTGATGATATTGGTACTACATCTAATTTGTCTGTTGCCTTAGATATAAATGGCAATGGTACTTATACAAAAACTTTAACTTTAAATCAAGATTATATTTTAGACCCATTAACCGCAGCATCTTTAGGCCGGCCTTTTACTCAATTAACAATGGTATCTAATACCGAAACCTGGCCAATATTTCCAGGGCTGACCCAAAATGGTTTGCGCCCAGGCGTACAAGTAACTGCAAGATGGGGATGGCCGTCAGTGCCGGATGATATAAATATGGCTTGTTTGATTCTTACAGCCGATCTATACAAGCGTAAAGATGCGCCCGGTGGAATATTAGGATTAGGTGATTTGGGCGTTGTCAGAATGTCACCAATTGGTAGAGATGTAACAGCAATGGTTAGGGCATACAAAAAAGAAGTTATTGCATGACCCCAAGCACGGTTAGAGATAATTTAAAAACTGCATTGCAAGCAATAACCGGTTTGCGTGTTTTTGATTATGTCCCGGATTCTACAAACATCCCAACAAATAATGCTTTTGCAATTGTTGGCCAATTAAGTATGAATTATGATTTTACATTAAATAGAGGATTTGATTCTGCAACCTGCCAAATTATTGTTGTGGTTGGTAGAATGAGTGAAAGAAATGGACAAGAGAGATTGGATGGGCTACTTGCTTCATCCGGTTCAACTTCAATTAAAACCGCAATTGAGGCTGATAAAACATTAAGCGGTGCTGTACAAACGCTCAGGGTTGTGTCTGCAAGCCCTGGCACAATTACTTCCGCTAATATTGACTACCTAAGTTATCAATATGCGGTTGAGTTGATAGGTTAGTAACGAAAGGAAAAATATGGCCATATTTATGGGTAACAAAGTTGCCGTGATTGTAGGTACTACAACTATCAGCGATCATGTCAGCACTGTAAGTCTTGCACGCGAAATTGACCAGGTTGAAATTACAGCCATGTCAGATAATGTACAGAATATGATAGGTGGTGTTGAAAGACCTACACTATCACTAGAAGTGTACAATGATTTTGCGGCAGCATCAGTAAACTCATTATTTGAGGATGCATTAGGTACTAAACTGAATATCAAATTGATACCAGTTGCAGGTACAGTTTCAGCAACAAACCCAAGTTATACAATGTCATGCTTAGTTTCATCATGGACACCAATTAACGGTGCAATTGATAGCGTAGCATCTGTCAGCGTTTCGCTTCCGGTAACTGCATTAACAAAATCAACAAGCGCGTAATAAAGGAGAGGTGGGACAATGCACAAAATTGAGATTGTTAAAAAAGATGGTAAGAAATTAACCTATGATCTTACGCCATCCGCAAAGGTGGCATTTGAAGCCGAATTTAAAACAGGCTGGCGTAAGCGTCTAGGGGAACTACAAATGGAATCAGACCTGTGGTGGTTTGCCTGGCGTTTAGAAAAAGATGCCGGTAAAACTGAATTATTATTTGGTGATGAGTACATTAATCAGTATTCAGATATTGATTTACTGTATGATTCAAAAAATGGATAGACCGTCACGGACAAATTTATGAAGTCGCATCTGTGGCGGTTGCAACCGGTATCAGCCCTAAAGATTTATTAGAAGTTGATCCAGCGATTTATGCGGCTATAAAAGCCATTTTGCAAGAACGGCATTACAACAATAAGAAGGCAACAGTTAGGCGTAAATAATGATATTGCCGGATAGAGCATTAAAAGCAATCTATGTTGAAAACCTAGATAATTTAATGGATAAAATGAAAAAAATGGATGCCGATTTACAAAAAGAATTTAAAAGAGAATTAAATAAATCGGTAAGACCAGTTGCAAAATTAGCGCAAAGTTTTGTGCCACATTCACCATTTCCAGGCTGGCGAGATGTTGAGCCTTCATATCCACCGGCATGGGGATGGGCTAATGATAAAGCGCATAGGGGTAGAACAATTGGCGAAAATAAAAGAAGCCGTTGGAAATGGTCGCAATCAGAAGTAGTTGCTGGCATTAAATTAAGTAGTGCCAAAACAAAGGTACAAAGAGTAAAAGGCGCAACATTTTCAGTAACCGCTTTAGCCGTGATAAATAAATCAGTACCGGGTATAATTTATGAATTGGCAGGCTTTGGTTCATCAAGATCAAGAGGCCGAACAAGGCGCGTAAGCCGAAACCCAAACGCTAGTGAATCTTTTATTGGCAAACTGAATGGTACGGCTAATTCAAGCGCATATAAAGAAAAAAGATTGATTTACCGCGCATCACAACAATTGGGCGGGCAAGTAAATGATAATCTATACGGTGTGCTTAAAAAATATCTAGGCAAAGAATTTAGGGGTTAATCATGGCATTAAGTCAATATGTGGCGATTAACTTCTTAACCAAATTTGATAAAAAAGGATTAGAACGCGCCACTAAAGAATTACAAGGTTTTGATAAAGTAGTTGCAACAAGCACCTTTAAATTAAAATCTTTTGCCAAAGCCGGTGCAATCGCGGCGGCGGCTGGCTTAGCCATATTTGCAAAAAACTCTATACAAGCGGCGTTAGCCCAGGAAAGATTAGATAAATCAGTTGAACAATCTTTAAGATCAATAAATCAATTAGACCAATTGCCTAGTGTAAATGCTTTTATAAGTAATATAGAAAAAGCATCAAACATCACTAAAGATATATTAACGCCCGCAATTAATGGATTAATTATACAAACTGCTGATTTAACTAAAGCACAAGATTTATTTACTATTGCTTTAGATACTAGCGTAGCCGCAGGTCTTGATTTAAACCAGGTATCAGATGCGTTAGGTAAAGCAAGTCGGGGCAATTTTAAAGCATTGGGCGCACTAGGTTTAGGATTTGATGCGGTAACTGCCAAAGAAATAGGATTGGCAGAAATTACAGATTATTTAACTTTAAAATTTGGTGGCTCGGCTAAAAGAGCGGCTGAAACATTTGGTGGTCAATTAGATAATTTAAAGATTAGTGCTGGTGCGGCACAAACAAGTTTAGGTGAAGGTTTTATACTTGCAAGTCAAATTCTTATTGATGGTGGTAATGCTTCTGATTATTTTGGCGCAAAACTTGAATCATTAGGATTAAATGGTGGTTACATTGTAGTTGCATTGGCCGATAAAATATCAAAAATTACTGGCGCATTTGATGGGTTATCTAAAAAAATTGAAGGTAATGCTTTTCTAAGATTTTTATTTCAAGCCAAAAGTATTCCTGTGGTTGGCGGGTGGATTGAAGGTTTTAGAGGTTTAGCCGAAGAAGGCAAAACCATTAGTGAAAACATGAAAAATACTGTTGAGCAAACAGCCGAACAAAAAGCCCTAGCCGAAAAATTAGCAAAATTACAAGCACGATTAGACAAAATGGCGGCTGATGCCCTAAACAAACAAAAACAAATAACCAAAGAAAAATTATCGCAACAGGCTTTAGATAAAAAGAAAGCCGAATTGCAAGCCATGTTTGATCTTGATGCAATCAATTTGCAAGTTGCTTTGAGCCGTAAATTATCTGCCGAGGATGAAGCGCGTGTAAAGATATTGCAAAAACTTGCAGAAGGTACAGAAGCCGCAGTTAATCAAGCGCAAAAATACGCTGATGTTTTAAAAGTAATTGAAGATGGCAAAATTACAACAGGTGAAATAGATGAACTTGCCAAAAAATGGGGTATGACCACAACAGGCGTTGAAATGTACATACTTAAATTGTTTTCTGCAAATGATGAAATAAGAAAAATGTTGGCATTGTTAAGTCAAGTTACAACACCTGGATTACCAACGCAACCACCAACGCAACCACCTAGTGTTTCACCTGATAAATATGATCAAATTAAAAAAAGCCTAGAAAAAGAATTTATTTCAAGGGGCATTGAAAAGGGGGCAGCATCAGGTTTGGCGGCTTCATCTATTAGATTACAAGCCCAGGCAGATGCTTATTTTGCAGCAAATCCGGATATTGATCCGCTTACAGGTTTACGCCGCGTGCCGTTAGCAGAGGGTGGAATTGTTACAAGACCAACAAATGCATTGATTGGTGAAGCCGGTGCAGAGGCCGTTATTCCATTAGATAGAATGGGTTCATTTGGCACTACTGTAAATGTTAATGTGGCTGGCTCAGTTATATCAGAAGGTGAATTGCAATCAGTAATTCAAGATGCTTTATATAATTTAAACAGAGCAGGTGCGGTAACTCAATTAACAAATTTAGGTAGATAATGCCAGCAGCAACATTTAGGGCAGAAATTGATTTTTCGGGCGGTGCGAGTTTTGATCCCAGCCTTGTATTGGATGATGCGGCAACACCATTAGATTTTTCTGTTTTAGGCACAGCCGCCGCAGATGTAGTTGATATTACAAATTTTGTCACGCAATGTTACATACGCCGTGCATTTAATAGATCATCAGATTCATTTACAGGCGGCACAGCGCGTATAGTTTTTGTTGATGAAACAGGTGAGTTTAATCCAGCCAATACCGGATCAAGTTTATATGGCAAAATAAAACCAATGCGTAAGATTCGCTTTACGGCAGAATATTTAGGGGTTACATATAACTTAGGTTCTTTTTATATTCAAGAATGGAATTATCAAAGCCCTACTGGATTTGATCCAGCATATGTTACTTTAGCCTGTGTAGATGGTTTCCAATTATTAAATCTTACAACTATTACATCAGTAAGCGGCGGTACAGCCGGTCAAACTACTGCTCAAAGAATTACAAGTTTATTAGATTCCGGTGAATGGCCAGGTGGTATGCGTGATATATCAACCACAGCAACTACTACCGTGCAGGCAGATGATGGATTATCAAGATCATTATTGTCAGCCTGCCAGGTTGTAGAAGCCACAGACCTGGGCGCGTTCTATATGGATGAACGCGGATATGCAACATTTTTATCCCGCAATGACATTATGGTTGCTTCGGGGGGTGCGGTTACATCATTTAGTGATGTACCAGGATCGGGCGATATTACATATCAGGCGGTTGAGTTTGATATTTCAGATTATCAAATGATTAATAAAGTAACTGTTACGCCAATTGGGTTAAGCGGTCAAACCGCTAGCGATTCTGCAAGTATAAATGATTACTTTCAACATAGCCGGGTCAGAAATGGCATTATGCAAACTGATGTGGATGCATTAAATCAGGCAAAAATGATTATTGCTTCCCGAAAAGAACAGGGTGTAAATATACAATTAAATTCATTAACCGTTGATGCTTTTGGTGAGGATGACCCTAGTCGGGTTATAGCGGCATTAAATTTGGACATGTTTGACCCAATTGAGGTTACTCAAACCCTACCGGCTGGGAATGTGGTTACAGATAGCGTTATTGCTGGCCTTACCTATCAAATAACGCCAAAATCTTTTCAAGTAACATTTACATGCGCCCAGCCTTTTGCGTCAGGATTTTTGCTAGACTCTACCGTTGATGGAATTTTAAATGAAGATTCTTTGGCTTATTAGGGGAGTGTGATGGCAACTTTTTCAGTTGGTCAGGTATTGACGGCGGCTCAAATGAACAGCATAGCCAACTTAACTGTTAGGGCAGTTACCGCGACATCAGATACATTGGTGGTTACTGATGCCGATAATAAACTTATTACCTACTCAAACACTGGTACTACTATAATTACAGTGCCAGCCTTTACAGATGTGGCAATTACAACCGGATCAGTAATTAATGTCATTAAAATTGGCTCAGGCGGCACTGTGTCTATTGTTCAAGGATCGGGCGTTACTTTGGCATCAACAGGTACAGTTTCAACTAATCCAACAATTACAAAAACATTTGGTGCGGTATCTTGTATTAAAGTTAGTACAGATTCTTGGTATGTGGTTGGCAGGGTTGCTGAATAACAAATGAATATTTTAGGGATATTAACACAACCATCTAAACCACCAACAGTTGATGTTGCATATTTAATTGTTGCAGGCGGCGGTGGCGGCGGTGGCGGTAATGAGCCCGGCGGTGGCGGTGCGGGTGCTGGTGGTTTTCGCACCAACTATGGCGGCACTTTATTAACTGTAAATTTAGCAACTACTTTTACTGTAACTGTTGGCGGCGGTGGCGCAGGCGGTAACAAAATTGCTGGCAACAATGGAAGTAACTCAGTTTTTTCAACTGTAACTTCCGCAGGCGGCGGTTGCGGTGCTGGTTCAATAGGTACAGATACAGTTACTTCAGGCAATGGTGGATCAGGCGGTGGTGGTGCTAGACCTGGTTCTCCCAATACGACAATGGCTGGCGGTTCAGGAAATACACCTTCTACTTCACCTTCACAGGGTCAAAATGGTGGCAGAGGTTGGCATAGGGGTGGTATTAGTTCAAATGGCGGTGGTGGTGGCGGTGCAAGCGTTGCGGGGCAAAATGCAGATGATGTAGTTAGGGGCGGAGATGGCGGCGCAGGTACAGCCTCATCCATAACTGGAACTTCAGTAACCCGTGCCGGCGGTGGCGGTGGCGGTTCCGACACAGGTAATCACGGCGCAGGTGGCGCAGGCGGTGGCGGTGCAGGTGCTAATACAGGTGTAGCCGGTACTGTAAATACAGGCGGTGGCGGTGGCGGTAATGGAAATTACAACTCTAATGGTGGTAACGGCGGAAGTGGCGTAGTTATTTTGCGTTATTCAAATGCCGCAACAATTACTATTGGCGCAGGCTTGACTGGTTCAACCGCAACAGACGGGTCTGACAACGTTACAACTATTACAGCCGGCACAGGAAATGTGAGTTGGGCATAATGGCATATTACGCATTTTTAGAAAATAACATAGTTACTGAAGTAATTACAGGTATTGATGAAACTGAATTGATAGAGGGATTAGATCCTGAAACTTGGTATGGCAATTTTAGGGGTCAAGTTTGCAAACGCACCAGTTACAATAACCGCATAAGAAAACAATATGCATCTATTGGATATTCTTATGATCCTGTTGCAGATGTATTTATTACGCCAAAGCCTTACCCATCTTGGGCATTAGATAATAATTACGATTGGCAAGCACCAACGCCAAAACCAGATGGTAGATATTATTGGGATGAAGAAAATTTAATGTGGCAACAATTAGAGAATTAACAAGCCCTAATGGGTGGCCGGCTAGTGAGGATCGCAGGGCTTTAGGCATTGAATCTTTTACTGTGCCAGGTACAAAAATAAAGTTTGCTTGTTGTAAAGCCGTTGCGCCATTGCTTATTAATTTTGCTAAAGAATTTCATGAATTAGTTGAACCCATTGATGAAGGCCAGTTAGATGATTGGGGTTATGCTTTCCGCATGACCAGGGGATCAGAGCGCGTATTAAGCAATCATTCATCCGGTACAGCCATAGACTTAAATGCAATTAAGCATCCTTTGGGCAAGTCAAATACATTTAATAAAGATCAGCGTAATACAATTAACCTATTAATAACTAAATATGGATTGGGTTGGGGCGGCAATTACAAAAAGCGTAAAGATGAAATGCATTTTGAAATAGCATTAACCAGGCATGAAGTTAAACAAAAAATAAAACAGTTAGGAATAAAATGAAATTAGATAAAAAGAAAAAAGAAATTATTAAGTCATATTTAAGAAGCGTTGCGGTTGCAACTGTTACAACAGCCTTAGCCTTAGTTGCAGATGTTAGGCCTGAGTTAGCAATTTTAGCAGGTGCCGTAGTTGCACCTATAATCCGCTACCTTGATCCTAAAAATGATCAATTTGGTGTCAATAGTTAATGAGCGCAAATGATTGGGCGGCTTTAGCAGTATCTACAATTACTATTCTAGGCGCACTGGTAGCAACTGTTAGATGGCTAGTTAAGCATTATTTAAGTGAATTAAAGCCTGACAATAATGGCCGCCATAATTTAGAGGGTAGGGTTGCCCGTATTGAAGAAAAGATAGACACGCTTTACACCATACTAATATCCCGTAAATAGTCAGGGGCATCCCCTAGCCTATGGCCATGAATATGTGTGTGGTTGTACCAACTAGGGGCAGGCCTGAAAACATGTTACGCCTAGCACAAGCATTTGTTGATACAAAAGCAGATGCAGATTTATATGCAGTAATAGACAACAATGATCCAAAATGGGATGAGTATTACAAACATGACAATTACTACCAAATTCCAGCACACAATGAAACAGGTGGTTGTGCCAACTCTCTTAATTCCGGTGCAGTTAGTTTGCTTGATATTTCTCGCTATCCTTTTTATCAACTGTTTGTTTTCATGGGTGATGATCACGTTCCTAGAACGCTACATTGGGATAGAGAGTTTGAGAAAGCGTTAAGGGGTAAAACCGGCATTGCTTATGGGAATGATCTACTGCAAGGTGAAAATTTACCTACTTCATTTGTAATGACACGTGACATAGTAGATGCATTATGGGGTATGACATTTCCTAAATGCAGACACCTTTATTTTGATAACTTTGTTAAGCAATTAGGGATTGATCTAGGCGTATTAAAGTATTTACAAGATGTAATCATTGAACACTTACACCCAGTAGCCGGTAAGGCTGAAATGGATGAAGGTTATGCCAGGGTAAATCAACCTAAATGGTATGAAGAAGATTTATTGACATTACAAAAATACATTAGATCAGAAGAATATGCAGATTTGGTAAACAAACTTAAATGAAATTAAATGATTTATTTGATGCAATTATTGTGCTCAATTTAGATAGAAGGGCTGACCGATTAACGGCAATAACACATCAATTAGATTCTTTACAAGTAACCTGGAAAAGATGGCCAGCGATTGATGATCGCGGCACTGATATGACACCAATTTTTTGCAATACAATGAATTGGATTAATAGGCTTTTTTATTCTCAATATAAAGAATATAAAAATGTTTTATTTTTAGATGATGATTGTGAGTTTGTGCCTGATTTTGAAACAAAATTAGATGAAGTTTGGCCAACAATACCTGATGATTGGGATACGGTTAGTTTTGGCGATCATTTAATTTCAGCAACACCAATTACAGATAAAATACAAAAAATACATGAATCTTACGGTGGCCACGCAACCGCAATAAAAATGAGTTGTTTGCCTATCTTATTAAAAGGATTTAAAGGTAAAAATTTTGGTGATTTAGAGTTAAATGCTATGAGCGGTGATTTAAATAGATATGTTATTGAACCAGGTTTGATTGGTCAGGGAAGATATGAATCAGATTTAGTTGGTGGTATTAGGCCTAACCTTTACACTTTGTGGCAATAATGGAAATTTTAATTACCGGATCACATGGCTTTGTTGGCCGTGCTTTTAGACGTGCGCTACCTCATGCTAATTTAACTCTAGTAGATTTAAAACAAGGTGTTGATTGCCGTAAATTTTTCCAATTAGAAAAAAAGCAATATGATCTTGTAATTCATTTGGCCGCAGTGGTTGGTGGCCGGATGCTTATAGAAAATGAACCGTTAGCCTTAGCGGTTGATCTAGCCATTGATGCCGAGTTTGCATCCTGGGCAATGAGAACTAAACAACCCTATCTTGTTTACTTCTCATCATCAGCCGCTTATCCAATTGAACTACAAACACTAAGTAAAAAACGCCGGTTAAAAGAAAAAGACATTAATTTTAATAAGATCGGTAAGCCTGATATGACTTATGGTTGGTCAAAATTAACCGGCGAAATGTTAATGAACTATTTGCGTGAAGAAGGCACAAAGGTATTAACACTTAGGCCATTTAGCGGATATGGTACAGATCAAGATTTGGATTACCCATTTCCATCTATTATTGAACGCGCCATTATGAACGCAAACCCTTTTAACATTTGGGGTAAGGCAACTACTACTAGAGATTTTATACATATTGATGACATAGTTGATGCGGTCATAACTATGGTTAGAAATGATTGTAATCAAACGGTCAATCTATGTACCGGCAGACCCACAACATTTATAGATTTAGCCACAATAGCCTTGAAAGTTCTAGGCCATGAAAAGACCTATCGTAAGAATTTTAAGGTATTAACTGATAAACCGGCGGGTGTGGCCTATCGGGTAGGTGACCCCACCATGATGAGTGACTACTTTACCCCAAAAATTAGCCTTGAAGAAGGCGTTGAACGCGCTATTCGCGGAATAGTATGATCTAAAATTGGTGACTATGGCTACTAAGAAACCTAAAAAAGCACCCCAGCGTAAACGGCGCACGCCGGCTAAGGCTGATGCATTAAACAAATTAGAAAACCATTACATTACTTTGAATGAAATATTTAAAGCGGCAAAAGCCGCCGGGTTTAGCCATGATGTTGCATTTTGGTTAATTACAGAGCCAGGTGATTCAATGCCTGATTGGATTAATCCAGGTAACAAACCTAGTCAGATCATTCCCCGAATTGATCCAACAGATGATGAGGATGAAGATTAAGCGCGACAAATCATTTAATGCTCGCTATCTTGTGGTCAGTGACCTGCAAGTCCCATTTCAATTTACAGAAGCCGTAATCAATTTAAAAAAATTGGTCAATGCATTTAAGTTTGATTTAGTTTTAAATGTTGGTGATGAAATGGATTTCAATACTATTTCTAGATTTGCAGATGGTAAGGCTGAATCTTTTATGCAAACCCTGGATGAAGATCGGGCTACTTGCCAAGATATTCTTTATGATTTAAAAACAGATGTAGTATCTAGATCAAACCATTCCGATAGATTGTACAAATCTTTACAACGAATCCCAGGGCTTATGGGATTGCCTGAATTACAATATGCAAACTTTATGGGTTTTGATGATTTAGGCATCCATTATGCAAAACAGCCTTTTCCAATCCCAGGCACTAACTTTGTACTGTGTCATGGGGATGAAGGGGTCATATCTAACATAGCCGGCCAAACCGCGTTGAACCTAAGTAAACGCTGGGGGCGGTCAGTAGTGTCGGGACACACGCATAGATTGGGCTACACATGCCATTCAGAAGCCTTTAATGGCCGATTAGAGCGTGTTTTAGTAGGGGTTGAGTGTGGTCACACCTGTGACCTTAAAAAGATGTCTTATACCAAAGGCTACGCCCAATGGCAGGCCGGTGCGGTTATCATTCATGTTAAGCGTGGCAATGTAAGCGTAGAGATGATCCCATTTAATGTGGATGGATCATTTTCTGCTATGGGTAAAGCCTTCGGGTGAGGTAGATCACAAGAAACGCCGTGCTGGGTAATTGCATTTGTCAGACCCCTAGTGTTTAATTGCATTTACAAACGCAATTAACCGGAAGGGGTTAAAAGTGAACTTAACGGATGCTTTAAATGCAAGACTAGCAATGGGCAAATGCCGTAAATGCAAATATGCACGTGTTTATGATTGGTCAGATTCAGGAATGTGTGCTGCACCTTGCGAAAATTGCGGTGCTGAATCTTACGACATCAAGTTGGTAAAATAATGACCGAACTACAACATTGCGGTTGCGATAAATCAAAATCAATTTGGGAAAATCCAACACCAACACGTCAAGGATATTGTTCATGGTGTTGGATGACAATAAAGGTAAGCGCATGAACGCCGTTGCCTACATTGAAAAAGGTTGGTACGTATTACCGTTAAAACCACAATCTAAAGAACCATGCAGATTTTTACGGCACGGTTATCTTGATGCAAGTGATGATTTGTCAATTGTTAAAAAATGGTTTAATGGCGATAATAATTTAAATATTGGCTTAGCCATTGCACAATCCAATTTAGTTGTATTGGATTTTGATAAGCGCAACATTGCATCAAGAACATTATGGGAACAGTATCGCCGGACATGCGTTACATCTAATACCCATACAGTTAAAACAGATAACGGCTATCACTTTTATTATCTTGCCGATAACACAAAACAATTTAAAGGCAAGTTAATACCAGGCATAGATATTAAACATAAAGGTTATGTGGTATTGCCACCATCTATACATCCAAATGGCAGTATCTATCAGGTAGTAAATGATGTTGATCCGGTTGCTTTACCGGCTGAATTAGAAAAGGTGATGGTTTGGAATTAGTTAAGTACGATAAAGAAAGCGGTGCTTATGTTGATCAAAAGCGTAAGCATTTTGTAAAGGCTTCTTTGATACGCAAACACGCTAAAAAATCAATTGGCGCAAAGCAGATCAGAGGAAGGCTATCAGCCAAAATGGTTGAAGCATATTGGTTAGACAAGTTCAAGGAAGTGGTGAAATATGAACTATGAAATATATGGCTGGTTAATAACAATTAGCCTGTTTACGTTGGTAGCACTATTGATTGGTGTTACATGGATGGTGGCCGTTGAAAATGGCTATGACAAAGGTTTTAAAACTGGATACAAGCGCGGTAGTACCGATACAAAGCAAACCAATGTAAAGGTACAAAAATTTACCGTTAGAAGTCATCCTGCAATGCGTCAAAAGATGCTTGAAGCAGACAATGAATACCTAATGGAAAAAGTTGTTAGCCTGTGGGAAAAGGAAAACAATTAATGAATATGAATGATTATGTTGATGTGGCTGAACGTATAGCCCAACTAAAAGAGATGTTTCCTGAAGCATCACTACAACCTTATGATCCTAATAAACCTTATGACATTGTAGAAGTGGCAGGTAAAACTTATGTGGTTTATACCGCCGCTTGTTACCGTGACCCACATGACATAAGGCCAGGCGTTGCATGTGCCTGGGAACAAATCCCAGGTAAAGGTATGACCGCCGGCAGTGAGTTAATGGTTTGTGAAACAAGCGCATGGGGTCGTGCAATAGTGGCAGCAATGAAAACCGCTACAAAGCGCATTGCTTCAAAACAAGAAGTGTTGGCCGCTAAAGAACGTTCATCAACCTGGTCAGTTGCACCATCACCTGCATTAGAGCAGGAATTTGTTACAGATGTGGCTAAAGATCAACAAAGCATTAAAAGAATTTATGGATCACCTGGTTCTAAATCTGCATTAATGGAACGGGTGTTACGTAAACAATTTGAAATTGATGCATTAAACAAATCTGAAGAACAGGCCGAACCAAGTTCTGTTGCAATGTCTATGGATGAAGTTGTAAATGAATTGGGATCATCTGAACCGGCTGCTCAAAAATGCCAGCACGGTGACATGATTTTAAAACAGGGTTTAGCCAAAGGCACACAAAGGCCTTTTTATGGCTACACATGCCCTAAAGGATGTCAGGCAGTTTGGGCAACCTTATCTAGTGCCGGTAAATGGTACTTTAAAGAAGGTGCTAACAAAAATGGGTGATATGGAAATGATTGACCCAACAGGTATTAGAGCAACATTTACAGATTCAGGCATTGAGTTGGACATAGTGCCATTTAATGAATGTTGTGAATTTTGTAATGATCCTAGAATGGTAAATGAGAATGGTGTACGCAAGTGTGTTGGATGTGGATGTGTCAATCACATTGAATACAAAGGGTTGCCATAATGCACAACGGGTTTGACTACCACAAAGCAATGGAAGATGGTCATGCATATAACCATTACGTTGCTGATCTACTTAGCCATTTTGGTGTGCCAGGTGTATCAGTACCCGAATTTTCTATTGCTACAACATCTGAGGAAATTATAGATAAAACTAAGAATGAAAAGGATGTGTTAGTTGATGATCTAGTTATTGAGGTAAAAGCCAGTAGTAGAGCATTTAAAAATGTTGATGAATTTCCATATAACCCAATAATTGTGGATACAGTTTATGGTTATGATTCAAAGGTAATTAAACCTTTAGTGTATATAATTGTGAGCCAAGTCACAAAGGGCATGTTTGTAATACCTACTGCAAGCAAGCCTGATTGGACAATTAGAACCTATAAAGATTTAGATAGGAATATTGAGGATAGGTTTTATATGACCAATAAACGCCATTGTAGGCCATTTATAGAGTTTGTTGATCTATTGTTAGAGAGGGCAGATGAAAGAGCCAATACGATGCAATAAGTGTGGGGGGTGGGTAATGCCTGCTCAATCCTGCATGACCTGTTATTTGATTACCAGGACACAAATAAAACTATCCTAGAAATGTGGGGATTGTATGATAATGTTCAACCGGTTTGTGGGGGCTTACACTGGAACTAAGTTAGACCAAGTGTCAGACTTCCTTACCTACTCAAACAATCTAGTTTGGGGGGGTAGGGGGGGCTTTCCTAAAAATCTAGTTACCCAAGTATCATTAAAAAAACTAATTAAATATCTTTTAACTATTATATTAATTGTAAATTCACAAACCGCTTTTGCTAAAACCCCAACAACTATTTACAAACAATTTGCCTTTGTGGAGTTAAACCATAGTTTTGAACAGTTTTATTGTTTAGACAAACTTTACTTCCATGAATCCCGGTGGAATCCAAAAGCCCGTAACGGTTCCCATCATGGCATACCCCAGGGTAGATCAGAATGGCTAAAAGGCGTTACTGGAACTACTCAGGTACTATGGGGACTTAAATACATAAAAAACCGTTATGGTGTTGATAAAGCCGGCATACCAAATGCATGTGCGGCTTTAACTCATTGGTCAAAGAAGGGGTGGCATTGAAAGATACAGAGAAGATAACCATTGGAATTACATCACCTGGTTATGTTGTAACAGATTTCATGACTAGCATTTTGGATGTTGCTAGATCGCAAAAACAATTAGGGCAGTTCATAAGCCTGCAAGGTTCAGGTGTCATAAGCCGGCTACGCAATCAAGTTGTGGCCACATTCCTGGAGAAAACAACAGATGATTGGCTATTGCAGATTGATACAGATCAAAGGTTTACAGTAGATCATTTCAAAAAGTTAATTAGTGCGGCTGATAAAGATAAACGCCCTATTGTGTCCGGTGTTGTGCATGGCGGCTGGGAAGTCGGTGAGTTGTACTTAGAGCCAGTACCTTGCATCTTTAAGTTAGGTAGCGATAATGGATTGTATGCAATACATGATTATGAAGAAGATTCAATTATTGAGATAGATGCATGTGGTACAGGCGCAATCATCATCCATAGATCAGTATTGGAAAGGTTTGTTAAAGAATCAGACCCAGTACATCAGGGTGATAAGTGGGGCTTCTATCAGGATATGCCACTACATAAAGAATGGGTGGGTGAAGATTTATTGTGGTGCATTAGGGCTAAAAGTTTTGGGTATAAAATACATGCACATACAGGTGTGCAGATGGAACATCAGCGTAAGATGTGGGTAGGTCAGAAGCAACACAAAGACTTTGCACGATTCAGGCGTGCGAGATTACAAAGTGAGGAACAGATCAATGGCGATAGTAACTAGCCAGGTAACAGTGACAGGTACAAGTCAGGTAATTATCAGTGTGGATAATGTAACCCGTGATGTATTGTTGCACGCTAAGCATGAGATATTCATTGGAAATAGCGGCGTGACATCAACAAGTGGCTACATCATGGACAATGGCGATGTGTTGAGGTTGTCGCTGGTAGATGGTGAAGATTTATGGGCTGTTACAAGTGGCGGCTCAGGTACATTGCATGTTTTGGCCAGCAAAGTAGATTAAATAAAAATGAGCGTTTTTTCCCATTTTGAGCGTGGCTACAATAC